TTCTTTTGATCATTATTGCTTGGTCTTTTCTTGTTTCCACTTTTCTTATATCATGCACTACTTCTAGGATATGGTCAATATATTTTTTTGCTTTTTCTCCTGCTTCACAAATTTTTTCTAGTTCGTCCTTTAATTGAACCGCTATCTCATAATCAAATTCAGTTTCAATTATTTTGTAAAAAACATTATAACAAGGCATCTCTTTTTCGATATAAAATTCTATTAAATTTTTAGTAGAACTGAGTTGCGACTTAACTCGATGACAAAATAAATACCAATCCGACTTCAACTTGATTCTATTCTGTCCATTATTGTAAGAAATCACAATGCCTTCTTCGCCTTTCCAATTCTTAATGTATTCGGATATTTTAGATAGATCCCCGATGTCATTAAACACATAAGTTTTTGGAGTGGGTATGTTCCCTATCTCTCTCCAGATCTCTGTTAAATCTCCAGAAGAAACAATAGTCATGTCGTTTTTGTTTATCGCCCCGAGTAGATAAAATTCTACATCTTTTGGTCTAATGACTATTACATTATTGGGAGTAACAATTTCAAACAACAAGCTGAGATGTTGGTTTTCTTTTAAGAAATCTGCTGCCTTTGGATATTTTTGAGGAAGCAATTCGAAATCTTTTGCGTTTTTCTGAGTTGAATAAGAAACCGCTCCTCTGGTTCTCATTGAGAATTGGCTATTTACATGGTCACAAATAATCAAAGAGCCGTCTTTTTTCTCATCGCATTTCCAATCGCTAAAATTTTCTGGATTAGGATAGCAGTTTATTTTTTCACCATGATTGAAAAACTTAGGCCAACCTGAAGACAACACGTTTCTATCTTTATCAGTAATGAGAGAACGATAGAATAAATTGTTACTATTCCACTTCGCGTCAATTTTTGGAGTTATCAAATAACAATCTAAATCACAAAATTTATTTTCAACGATATTGAAATATTCCTCTTCTGCTGGAAGACTTACCTTCATATTATATTATGATTCTATATTGCTCCAAATTTCGTTAATGTCTAAAAGTTTATGCACGCAACCATTAACTCTTTCGGTCCAAGAACTATGAAAATGTCCATAAAGATGGAGTTTCGGCTTGCAGAGTTTACAAATTTCATCCATAATTGCCCTTTCCTCTGTAAGATCCTCTATTAGATAAGCATCTTCTCTTGCCCAACCATAAACCATTTCGTTAAACTGCTGCGGAAAGCACCAGGTTGGAGCAGTATGGGTTACGAGAATATCTACTTCCTGGCATTTTTCCCTATCAAATTTAACCGCTTCATCTTCCCAATATGAAATGCCTTCTTTTCTGGCGGCTCTGTCAATAGAAACAGCGCCGCCAATAAATTGAATTTTTTTACCATTATATTCCATGATGGTATAATCTTCTATCAATTCAAAATTACTTAAAGAAACTCTGTTGACACCTTTAAAATAATCAGGGCCGTCATGATTTCCGCGAATAGACATGAAGGAGATATTTCTATCTTTAAACTCCATATTAAACCATTTATTATTTTTTTCTTGAGTTTTATTATCGGTAAATCCAATGCCCGAATCCCCAACGCTAATCAAATAACAATCACTTATTTTTTTAGCATCTATAATATCAAAAAGATAAGACCATTCGCCATGGTGATCTCCTAAGAATAAAATTGGCTTACTGCCATCCAGAGTCTTCATCGTTGTCATTATTATATAATCTATATTCTTTTATTTCTTTTGTCAATACTTCTTTCAGTTTAAACAATGCCTCATCATGAGAATTGCATTCCTCTACGATATCACCTAAAATATATCCCCAATGTTGCACATTATATTTTGGGGATTGACCATAACTCCATTTTGTTTCGACGTACCAATGGAAATCCCTATCTTTGCAATGATCTTTTCCCGTTAGAGATCTCCATTCTTCTGTCAATTTTGTAATTTCTTCTACAATTTCTTTCATTCTGGTTCTGTCTTGTAAGGTTCTTCTATTATGACGAAATAAAATCCAGCAATTTTTTCAATTTTGCTTTTGCTTCCTTTAGGGAGCGGTTTGTTTTTAAATGATTTATCGGCAATTTCCCATGCTTTTGTAAAATCTTTTGACTTTGCTGCTTTATCCATAGCTTCTTGATATCTTTGTGGAATTTTAAATTCCTTTCGCGGCTTCCAATATCCATTAGCTGCATCAATAATTTTAGGAATCGGAACATCAGAATATTGCATTGGTCCATTACCAGAAACGTTCATAATGGTTCTATAGCCATCATTTTGCTGATAATGGAGATATTGTTCAATTACTTTTTTAATTTCCCAAGCGGCGGTTCCGTCTTTCATTTGCTCGCAACCGACTCCGTAATACGAATTCGGATTTGTGCAAATATCTTCATTTCTAAATGCCAATGTCCTAACAACGCTTTCAATTACATGAGTGTCAATATAATTTAAGCAATCCTTGTCAATAAAGGCGGTGGACATAGCCATTGCAATTTGACCAGATCGTAGGCGGCTATAAACTTCAAGCGCCGTTACTAGAGTGGCGAGATGTTTTTCATCAAACTCTATTAATACTTTTTTAGATTCTGTTTTTTTCTTTTTCATTTTTAATCTTTTGTTGAATATGAGAAGTTGAATCCTCCATACCTTGAATATTTTTCGTCTACTTGTCCGGATTCAAACCAAACATCTGCATATTTTTGCGCGGAATTATCAAATTCTTTCATTTCCACGTCGAAGCCAAGTTTTTCCAATTCCAATGCGCAATCAGAATCTAAATCCCAAGGTGGACCATCATAAAGATTAAATTCTGAAATATATTTCACAAATTCCTCTTCACTATTGCCTGTATATGGATTTTCCTCTAAATTTTTGAAGTCGTCGTCGTCTAGTTCTACCGCCTCACTTGCTAAGTACAGCGTCACGTTTTCTCTTTTTCGAATAGTATATTTCATATCAGTGAGCATATTGATTTATTTTTTAGTAAATGTCAATATGATTTAAAAAACTGGAGGCGAGAGGGGTCGAACCTCTGTCTTTATAATATCATCTAAAAGGTGCTACATGCTTTAATGAATTTGACATTTTTTGACTAAAGGCTGTCTTGGCTCATTCGCCATCTTTTAAAGTCTGCCTACACGAGCGCAAGGTCTCGTATTACCTCTGTATAAGTTTTTCTATGATCTCTAACAGTTCATCAAAACCTCTGCAATTCAAAACGGATTTAGAGGATTACCGTTAGGCTCTTAGGCGGCGAGAGCGTAGGACTCTTCTTCAAAGCCGGCGAGAAACTCGTCGGCATTGTTGAATATGTATTCAGCTTCGGCTAAAAGATCAGAAGTATTGTCTTCTGCATTTAGTTTTTTAATCGATTTTTAAAGAGGCCATCGATTAACCTCTACATGCACTTTTAAATCTCAATTATAAATCGAGAACCTGTACACCCCCATAATTTCAAAGAACAATTGCTAGAAAGTTTTTCATTGGCTACCGTGTTTTTAACACGCTGGACGAATTTTACTTTTAAACTCTGCCTAATCGAGTCTAGCATAAATATATACACTATATTAGTGATTTAAAGTCTTTAATCAATTTATTAGCATCATCTTCAAGATCGCTTAGCCCGATCATAAGCTTCTTTGCCCTGCTTGTGTCTTCATGATAATGATCTAGCGTCCTATCCTTCATTAGTTTTATTTGATCAATTATTTCAGAAACCTCAACCATTTGTGAATATGTGTCGTTCATTAATCTTTGTAGTTTCTATTAATTAATTTAAATCCAAGCGGGCGACGAGAAGAATATCCGCGAGGATAAGAGGACGGTCTTACCACTATTCCTTCTCCCTCTAATCCGCTTTGATATTTTTGTTTATCTGCCAGTTCTTGAAGTTTTTGCAATGGATTTACCCAAAGTTTTATATTGGAGTCAAGTCCTAATTTGCACACGAGCGGAACAACATCACAATGTAAAGAATTTTCGCAAAAATCCTTCATCTCTTCATAAGTCATATACTTTTTATTTTCACTAATTTGAAATACAAAAATCTTAACATCTTCCAGTTTAAGCTGATTGCGCTGGATTCCATTACCACAAAGTTCGCCCTGGATTGTTCCCGTCCAATTTTCTGGAATTGTAAGTTTTTTTGCCGCTTTCCAGAAGGTATTATTTTCAGTTTCTTTTTTGGAAAGATTTCTCGTACAAACTTGTGTAAGAGCG